GCAACCGGGCCAGCTCCACTTCAACATCCGTAACCCACGGGTGCTGTTCCACAATGGTTTCATCAGACAAGATACCAACCGATTTGGAACAATTATCAATGGCTTCAGATTCGTTGATCAAAATATCCCGGTCAAAGGTGATCTGAATATCTTCACCATCAAAATCCCCCATGCCCCGGTTGCTGAAATCTTGGTTGATGAACCAAAGCAACTGTTCAAAAGCCGCCTGAAATTCCGTTTCCATGCCGTTTGCATCCAAATCAATGTCAGAATACATGGATTGAATGTTCATCTGATTGGGGTTCCCGGAAAGACGATCATCCTTGGCGTCATAGCCACGGGCGTTTTCAATCAGGGCTTTTTTCATCAGTTCCAAAACGCTTTTATAATTTTCAGCGTTAATTTCAATCTGAAGGGTTTCAACCCCACCATCATTTCGAACCTTCACAGCGCCAAAAGTAGAAAGGTTGTGGCGGAACTCCCCCAAATCTTGACCATCATAGTTCTTCAGAATCAGAATGGTGTTCCGTGCGTCCTCTTGCATATTGTTTTCAAAGTCGGAAAGCATGGTGTTGATACCGTCCTGAATGGTCTTTACCCGGTTGATCAGGGGAAGTTCCTGCTTATTGTACTTGAACGGGATCAAGGGGATTTCAGTCCAGTTGAATTCTTCAACCGATCCTTCACCGTCAACAACAGCAAAATAGTTCTCATGCTCCCCGGCATCGGTATCAGGGATCAGCATATCATTTTGATAGATATATCGCCACAGACCATCAGGTTTGAAGATTTCGACTTTCTCCACCTTTTCCTTCTGATAGCCATTCCACACTTCTTGGGAGTAAAGACGAACTGCACAATCAAGGATCGTGTGATCATCATCCGCCCAAAATGGAAGAATATCATAAGCGGGGAAATGTTTGAAGTTCAACCGGCCCTTATCATCATAATAAGGGTACATCCAGCCAATACCACCATTCAGGGCATCTTCACAAACATACTTCAACAGGCGTTGGAAGCGCCGATTAAACACCTTGGAAAGCAAATCCACATAGGCTTTGTTCTCACAGTTCATGGTGAAGGGCTTACCCACAAGGTAGTTGGTTTTCTGATCCACCATCAAAGCATATTGGTTGTTCACAATCCGGTTGTTCGGAAGATTGTTCACCACCTGAAGTTTTCCATCAGCACCAATAATGGTGCGTTGACGGTTCAAAATATCATGCTTGCCAAGGTAATACATATCCCCGGTAAGCTGATCACGGCGGCGGATACTATCTTTCCATTCTTTGATTTCAGCGGCAAAGAACTGAAGTTCAGTCATTCCAGTTCTACCGCCCTGAATGATCAGGCGATTGATCCGGTCTGTTTCAGTATTCAAGAACATCTTCAATCACCCTTTCTATTGCTCAATAAAGACAGAACCCCGAAAACACACGGTTTTCAGGGCCTTTTGTTACTATCGTGTTAATCAAAGCTGAATGCGGGGCCAACCAGAACATCTTCCAACCCATAACGCATGGCATCCATCAGGTGGTTAAAATCATCAATGGGAACATTGATCTTGGCCCCGAACTTATCTTCTGACCATGTGTAATTTGAAATCTCTGTGATGAAGTTCACACACCGGGGATGAATGATGATGGTATAACCTTGAATGTACTGAATGCCATTGTTCACGCTGTCCTTGCCCTTCCGGGCGGCTCTGATACGATGAAGGCCAGCATCCCGCAATTCATCAATGCTCTTTGGTTCGGCACAATCGGCCTTGATCCGTTCCTTGCCGTAACCCATGCCGGTGATCCGGTCACAGATTGCCCGGTTCGTCAGGGCCTTTTCATACAGTTCATCAAACACCCAAATGGTTCTTTCCTTCTCACTCACCAGCCCACAGAACAGGGCTGTGGGATCGTTGGTATAACCGAAGTCAAGGCCGAAGGCGCTTTTCACATCAGGCTTCTTGGAAATAGCCAGATAGTCAAAGGCTTCTTCCCGCCAATTATCGAAAATCAGGCCATCCACAATGCCCCAACCCCCAAGGCCAGCCACCTTGTAGCGGCGGGGGTTGTTTTCCTTCATGGTGTTGAACACCTTCAAATCCGCCGTGTCCAGCCATTCATTACACAGGTAATTGGTGGTTGTGGCGTAAATCTGCCCATCCGGGCTGATCCAACTATCATGGAACTTGTATGTGGGGTTCCCTTGGGCATCCTTGCCGGTGACTTCACCGAAGAAGCGTTTCCTGATCCAATGCTTTTCGTTCCACGGGTTGAATGTCAGCGTGATTTGCTTGAACAGGCCGGTTTCTTCCGGGATAGCACCACGGATGGATTCATCCAGCATATCAAAATCAGCTTCATTCATGATTTCGTATGCTTCTTCAATCCAGCACCAGCACAGAAACCCTATTTCAACCGTAATTGAAGTGACCTTCAGGGGATCATCAAGGCCCCGGAAGTAAATCTTCTGACCGGTGGGAAGGTAAGTCATTTCAAGGGGGCTTTCCTTGATTTCCCAATAGGCTGAAACCCCAAGGCGGTTGATTGCCCATTTCAGTTCGGTGAAACAGGAATCTTTCAAGGTTCTGAACACCTTGCGAACCACAAGGGTATTGGCTTCCGGGTATTGCATCATCCGTTTGATGATGTTCAGGGCCGTTGTCTTGGATTTCTTGGAAGCACGGCTTCCCTTACACACCCGGTAACGGCCTTTGAAGTTCCAGAAGGTTCCGTAACCCTTGCCAACCACTTCAGGAAGGTGAACCCGCTTGGCCTGTGGGCTAATCTTCAAGTTGATCATCCCCCGTGATAATCACCGGAACGGCCCCTTCCACACCTACCTTGTCCGTGAACATACCATAACGCTTGCCGATCAGTTCAGCGGCCTTCAGCCTTTCCTTGGCTCCAACCTCTTTCTGCGTTAATTCTTGGCAACCGTCACCGCACAGGATCGGGATTTCTTCAGTATGTTCACCCCGCATTACCGAAGTCAGGTATTTCATGACTTCTTCAGCATCAGCGATCTTGGCCGAATGAAGTTTTTCAAGTTCGGTTTCGATGTACGCTTTCAAGTCAGGTTTTGCAAGGTTTTCAGAACCCGTCTGCTTTGCGGTCTTGGGCGAATACCCCGCCTTGATTGCCGCATCCGTAGCATTGCCGCTGATCAGGTATTCATCACAGAACTTCCGCTGTCTTGGTGTCACAGGTATTCACCCCTTTCCTAAAAAAGTGAAATGCACCCCTATAAGGGGTGCATTTTTACGATTCCAGAATAACACGCTTGATACTATAAAATCCTACACACTTTTCACAAGAATAGGATTTTACACTACTGTTCAAGCGATAATAAAAGGTTAGGGTTCTTTTCAGAAAAAGAAATCAGGGCCTTCCCGTGAATCTTGTAAACCTGTGAAATTGAAAAGTTAAGGTCAAAGGCAATATCAAGCCATTTCTTCCCGTCAATGTATCGGGCAATCAGAACATTTTGCTGATCGAAGTCAGGAAGGATCTGAATTGCCTTCAGGGTAGCGTTCTTCAGATCAACAAGTTCATCAATCCGGGCGTTGATGGTTCGTTCAAGTTCATCAATTTTGCAGATCGTTTCTTCAAGGCTGTTCTTGGGGCCTGAAGTTTGAACCTTATCCTGTTTCAGTTCACACCCGATGGAAGTCAACCGGGAACGCTCTGTTGCAACCGTGTTCAGAAGTCTATTGATCAAGGCATCAAGGCGGCTGATCTGATTCAGAAAATCCTTGGCCTGTTGGGAAAGGTCTTTGTCATTCACTATGTAACACATCCTTTCTGCGGTAGTCTGTTCCGTTTTCATTGCATCTGTACCGTGGATAAATGCCGAAAAATCAAGGGGTTTCAAGGGTTTGGAACGCATGGAACAGATAAAATGGGCAGTTTCTTATATACACATTTCTTATATATTTTTTTCTTTATAAGAAGAAAGTATATTTACATCTGTTCCATCTGTTCCGTCCTCTGAAAACAACTGAAAAAGTCTTGAAAATCAAGGGTTTTCGTGCGGAACAGATATAGGGAAAACATCTATTCCATACCTGTTCCACACGCTGTTCCAACTCCTACTGAAGAATACTGGTTAGCAAATCCGGTTCCACCCTTTAGCATTTCCCTGAATAACCAATGTAAGGACGAATGACATAAACACCATCCAGCACCGGCAAAATTCAGATGATAGCGCACACGGGAATAACATTGCATAACAGAACCGCATAAAACCAATATCATGTTTCTGAAATAGAAAGGAATAAATCTTTTTCATCGGTGTTCCACCGCTGTTCCTGCAATTTCAATGGCTACCGCCATACCCTTGAAATCACATTCATCACCTTCAACTTCCAAGGTGTCACCGTCAGCATTTTTCAGAACGGCGGTGTAAACTTCATTTTCTTCATCATAGCTGAACTGACAATCGTTTTCAGAATAGCGGCCAATATCTTCTTGATTGTCACACTCCAAGAAGGTGAAATCCAGCAATTCAGCGCCTTTGCAGTTACCGCCGATTTCAAAGGAAACATGGCCGGTATAATCCCATTGCATGAAAGTCACCCGGATTGTATGGACACCCCGAAAATTAGGGTCATAAGAACTGATCATTTGTATTCCCTCCCGGTCTTACGGTCTTTGATTTCAATGCGGTTCAGAAGTTCAAACCCCGCCAAACGGGTGATGTACTTCAGGACGAAGATCAGGGTGTTCACCCGCTTCTGCTGTTCATCCTCGTCACGGATGATATTCTTTGTGCCGTGGTAGGCTGTCGGATCGTGATACCCTTCAGCATTTTCCCAAGGTTTAGGCATCGGTTTTCCCTCCTTCTTCTCTGTACCATTCTTCAATGTCACACCCAATGTCCTTCAGCTTTTTACGGGCCAACCACCCATCATCGGCTTGTTCCATCAGGTAATGTTCCCGTAGCTTCAAGGTTTCGGCATAGAACAGCTTCCACGCCAGCTTCAGGCGCTTTGGGCCAAAGCCAAATTGGGTGTGAAGCATCCACAGAATGGATGATTCCTTATCCATGTCAAAGGCCCGATCATTTTCCACAATCTGTTTCTTGATTTCCTGATCCAAGGCCCGTTCTTCAGCTTTGTTGAACTGAACGGCGAAAATTTTACCACCGGACTTCTTAAACATCGGCATGGTATTCACTCCAAATATCATCAAAGCACACCGGAATCAGCCAATGAACCTTGTCCAACAGGATCAAGGCCACTTCCCGCATCTGCGGATGTGCGGCGGGTGAACAGCGTAACTTCAGGAAATGCCGCCATTCACGAATGTTGGCCGTCATGACCACTTCCGTTTTCAGGCTGTTAGGCAGAACAGAACGGGCTTCTTGCGGGGAACAGCCTTCATCCAGCAAGGCAAAATAGGCATCTTCAGCATCCCGCATGGCAATTCTCCAACAATCCATTTTCACCTTCTCGCCCAAGGTGTTTTCATCCCAAAAACAAGGCTTGATCACCGTGATTTCCTCACCGAACTTGCCCTTGCCGTAATTGCAATAGCGGGTAGATTCCTGACAGTAAGAAGCCATCCGGTGGCGGACGATCTCATGAGAAACCCCACGATCACAAATGAACTTCACCGTGAAGGAACAATGTTCCAGAACCGCTTCATGCCCACGCTTGATGATCCCGGCAACGAACTTTTCAGCGGAACCTTCCGTGATTTTGTCCTCGGACTTGTAGCAGACACGGCCACATTGTTCCAACCGCTTCAGGATGGTGGCCCCATCAATCGGGGTGATGAACTGCACATCGGGTTTGATAATTTTCATTGTTCTGCATCCTCCTTACAATCTGTCGGGTAAAACATATCATTGGTGCCGTTCTGCCTGTGAACACATTCATCACAAGGAAATTCATCCCCGAAGCGGTCACGGTGTTTGCATCGGCGGCACGGCTCCGAAGCCGCCTTGATTTTGGGAACCGGGGCATTCAGCCGTGTTGGAATATCCTGAAGTTCCGGGTGCTTGATCTCCATGTAAAGGGCAAACAGGCAGTTCCAGCAAGCCGCCCGAAGGTGGGGTTCATCGTCCATCCCCATCATGTACTTGGCAAGGTGACGGAAGGCCGAATCAATCAGGCTGTGAATGGGAATACCCTTTTCACAGTTCCGTTCACCATACTTCAAGGCCCCTTCTTCACAATGCTTGGAAACCTCTATCAAGGCTTCCCACGGAAGTAAATCCATGCGGCCTTTGCCGCTGTGCATATCACGAACAGCACCGGTTCCAAACTCGGTGCGTTCACCGCTGTCTTTAATCATGCCAACCAGTCAACCTTTCTAAATTATTTTTCAATCCGGCCACAATCTCACGGGCTTCCATCGTACCCGTATGCTTTGCAACGGCTTCATTCCGCCGATCCGTCAAGAAACCACGATCCAGCGGGTGGCACTTTTCCAAATCAGCATTACACCGGTTGATTTCTTGAACCAAGGCTTCCGCACGGGCCTTCAGCCGGTCTAAACATTCCTGAAGAATGGCCTTCTGGTATTGGGCGATTGTTTGAATGTTAATTTTCAATTTAGGATCATCCCGATATTCAATAGCTGAATTGACATCAAGGCCGTGTTCGGTGCAAAAGGTTTCTGCATCAAACAGGCTATTGAACACCCGCCGCCCAACCTTGGCATAGGGAATGTTTTTGTTCTTGAACTTGGAATATTCGTGGGCCATTCAGCACCATCCTTTCAGTTGAACCATTTAATCAGCGGATCACCGGTGAAGCCCTTTTCCCACACATACCACGCATAGGCAATGGCGCTTTCCGGTTTCCCGGTCATATCACCGTTTTTATAACAGGCCAGCCGGGAACGGCTGATATAAACTTTTCGGGGGGGGTATGCCTGAAGAACTCACCCCGTTTTTGCCCCTCCAAGAACTGAACCTTCAGGAACATAGCCACTTTCCCACCGGGGCGGACGCTTTCAAGCGCCCTTTGAACAAATTCAAGCCCCATTGAATACGGCGGGTTTGTGATTATATCGCCTTCAAAATCGTCCAGCGTTTCCTTCAGGAAATCCAGCGGTTCAGGATCACCGAAGCCCCGGTAAATCAGATCAGTTGAAATGACTTCATACCCGTGGGCCTGAAGCACCTTGGAAATGTGGCCTTCACCACAGGCCGGTTCCCAAATGACTGGGGAAAACTGTTCCAGTTCCAGAAGCATTTCCACGGCCTTTGGATCGGTGGCGTAGTAATCAAATGCTTCCCGTTCTTCAGGAACATGGTTGGAACTGCCCAATGTGGTGAACACCTTCTTGGAACCACTCATTCTGCGTCACCGCCTTTCACAAATACACGGGTTTTCCGGTTTCTGATCCACTTGGGAACCGTTGTGAAGCCACAGCGTTTTGTGATCTGCCGGGAAAACTCAATCTTGGAAAGGGCTTGGAAGTTGTTTGCAATGCAATATTCCTTATACCGGCGATACACGGAATCGGTGGCTTCATTTTCAATCCCGTCAACACCCACTTCATTGATGAACCCAATAATGGGGTTGTTGTTTTCTTCATATTCGTCCAACTGCCCCTGAACTCTGCTGGAAGTGGTGAACTGTGCGTTCCCAAGAACCCGCTTCAACCCCTGAAGGCCAAGCAAGGCCAGATATTCCATAGAACCCTGTTCACACAGTTCATCCTTGATGAACGGGCGGAAGTCTGCATCATTGGGGGTGAACTTGGCATCGAAGGGAACGATCACCAAACGCCGCTGAACGGCTCCGGTTTTGTCCTTGATACGGGGAATATTGTTGGCGCTGAACAGGAACTTGGAATAATTGTTGAACTCAAATGGATCTTGGCCTTTGCGCTCTACATTCACCCGATCACCCGTGACCAGCTTCTTGAACACGGAAGCATTGGCAATAAATTCATCACCAATATCATCACCGATGTTTGCCAGTTTGCCGAACAGTTCAGCGGTTTTGAACCTATCGCCCAATTCCTTCAGGTCAAGGGAAGCAATGTTCTGATCCCCAAGAAGGTTCTTCACCACATGAAGGAAGGTGGATTTGCCGTTGCTCTTATCGCCAATCAGGATGAAGGCTTTGCCAAGTTCGTTGCGGCGGTACATACAATAGCCCACCATTTCTTCCAGCAAGGCCCGGACTTCAGGATCATCACAGGCCAGCCGGTTCAGAGTATGATCCAACAGATCATCATGGGCGGCGGGGTTGTACGGCCACGGGATTTTGTTTGTAATGACCACATCCGGGGTGAACTCTTTGAAGGAACCATCCCGGATATTGTAAAGGCCGTTGCTGAAAGCAATGATATTCGGGTTGGTGGCCTTGGTGTTTTCCTCAATCATGATTTCCAGATAGGACAGGACTTCCGAACGCCACGCCCGTTTCAGGTTGCTGATCAGCTTGATCATGGCCCCTTCAATTTCACCGGCACCGGAAACATAGATACCATCCTTGTAAATGTGAAGCTGGTTATTGATCTTCACAATATGGTTGTTGTTCTTCAGGTAGGTGGCGAACTTATCAAACAGGAAGGTTTTATCCCGGAAGAAGGATGTTTTCTTGAAAGCATCATCCCGAAGAATCACATCAAGTTCCTTATCGGAAAGGGGTTTCTTCAGCACATAACGGTTAATCAGCCTGATACATTCACGGGCTTCTTCCTTGGTGAAATCGTCACTCTGAAGGGTCAGAATGTAGTTGAACAGGGTTTGGTTCCGCCCATCACCTTCCCCAAGGTTCGGGAAATCATAGTTGCTTTTCACTGGGGTCAGCCACTTGGGAAGTTCCTGAATCTCCCCTTCAGGGAAGTCATACAGAATGGGCCGTTCCACGCCACCGGACTTCAAGATTTCATAGCTGTTATTGGCTCCAACCTTTCCATCCGTGGTGATACCCACGGCCAAGGTGCATTTCGTCCAGCTTTTTTTAACACCACAGTTCTTGAACAAGAAGTGTTTTCCCCGTGTGGTGGCGTACACTCTGCACTTCAGTTCTAAATCCTGAACAATTCTGAACAAAAGTTCAGATGTTTCCGCATCGTCCACATCAATCAGGATGGTTTCTTCTCCAAGAATACCGGCGTATTCATCAAGGTCTTGGACTTCTGAACGGGTTTTCAGTTTTTCAACGCCTTTGAATTTTTCAAGGCATTGTTTATTTCTGGTAGGCACATAGCCCCTAAACAGTTCCATGCTTCAACGCTCCCCCCCCCCCGAAAGGTTTTATTGTTCATCGTTCCACCCCGAAATCTTTCAACCGATCCCAAGCAACATCAATGTAATATTGCTTGTCCAGTTCATCCGGGATAGGAAGGTTGGTCACATCATCATTGATGAAAAAACAATGATCTGGGGTGTTTCCGAACTTTTCAGGGTTCTTTTCCCGGCCCTTGACGATTTTCCCGGAAACCTTGAAGATTCCGCCCTTGCTCTGATCCTTGGAAGCGAACACCCGGAAGGTTTTATCCGTCTGAACCTCACCGCCGCTGAAGCGGGTGATTTTCTTAGAACGGCCTTTTTCATCCCTGATCTTAGCTTCCGTAACCACCGGGGAATAAAGGGCATATTTGTACTTGCTGGACACCTTCACCACCTTCTGAAAATCCCGAAGATCGGAACATTCCATGATGGTTGTTTCCGGGCTGATCCCATGAAGGAAATAGTTCACAATGGCCCGGTTGACAATGGGAAGGTCATAATCCAGATCAGACAGCTTTTTGACATAGGCACCCTTGCACTTCCAGCGGGGTTTCCCTTTTTCATCACGAAGCGGCCCGGAAGGAATGATGATGTAATTGTTCACATCCTTCTGATACACCTTTTGAAATTCATCAAATTCAAGGCGCATCCCGGTTCTTTGCTCCCACTCCCAACACAGATCGTCCAGCATTTCAAAATCTTCATACCGGCGAAGTTTGACCAAAATACCATCCGTGTTGCTCTGGATGATTTCACAATGATCTTCCAGCCGTTCAATCAAATCCAGAAGAAGAAGCTGACCGCCCACACAAACATTGTTGGCTTGCCGGGGGTCATACATGGCATTGTGCTTATCCTTCATAGCGCCATAGGTGCTGTTCAGAACAATCTTGTAAGGCTGTTGCATGGGGTTCTTCTCCGCCTTTAGCTTCAGGCGGGTGTGATAGATTTCCGCATACTTGGAAGGATCGTGAACATTACGGGAAAGCCACTTATAAACCAGCATCAAAGACGGGTAATAGGAAGCCACATCCACATTGACAAACCAACCTTCCCCGTGATATTTGGGAATGGCCCCGTGAAGGCCACCCCAAGCGAACACATGGGGAACCCCGGCCACATCCAGTTCAAGGGTTTTGGAATAATCACGGTTCAAGGGGTTCTTGTACCAATTCAAAACTTCCGTGTATTTTTCGATCCGCAAGCTGGGCGGGAACTCAATTTCAAATTCATCATTGTGTTCCCTTTGAACGGCCCCAAGGATTTTGGCGGAAAGCTGTGCTTTGGTGCGGCCAATGTCAGAAATGGGAAGGTGAAACGCCTTCACAAGTGACATTTGGGCATCAAATTCATCTTCCTTCCGCCGTAACCACACTTCCACCGTCTGTTCCACATCATGGCGGCAATATTTGACCGTTTCGGCCAACTCTGCTTCAGTCAAAGGCCGGTCAATGTCGAAGGGAACAGAAGTTTCTTTAATGGAATGGCCCATAAACGCTTCCAGCGCCTTCAGGCTGATTGGCGGGTTCGGCATCACATCATAATTGATCAGCGGATATTCTCTGAACAGGCTTGAATATCTGTAACCGGGTTTATCCTCTGCAATGATCCAATCATTCACAGGCTTTGGAT